AACAACAGACTACTTCGTATTGACAGAGGTGAAATCCACTTCCTTTACGAAGATTACACAGGAGAAAAATAATGGCAGGTTTAGGCTTTGGTTCAGTTAAGGGTTCAGCTAAGAAAGAAAAAGCTGAATCATACAAAATGATTGATGGAGACAATTCAGTTCGTCTCTTCGGAAATATCCTAGCACGTTACGTGTACTGGATTAAGGGTACGAATGGTAAGAATCTTCCGTTCGAGTGCCTTGAGTTCAATCGTGAAACTGAAACTTTCGATAAGGCTGAAAAAGATTGGGTTAAAGAATTTTATCCCGATATTAAGTGCGGCTGGTCATACTCAATGATGTGCCTTGATAATGGTGTTCCAAAGATCTTCAACTTCAAGAAGAAGCTCTTCGATCAGATTATGGCTAACATTGAAGACCTTGGTGATCCTACAGACCTCGACAATGGTTGGGTTCTAAAGTTCAGCAAGAAGAAGACTGGTCCTCTACCAATCAACGTGGAGTACACTCTACAGACCATTAAGTGTCAGAAGTCGAAGGGTCCAGCTACTCAAGAAGAGCGTGATGCTATTGAAGCATCAAAGACCATTGAAGAACTTCTACCTCGCGCAACCCCAGCAGCTCAGAAGGAACTTCTAGAGAAGCTACTAAGCGGTGATGCGGACGCTATTGATGAGTCAGTAGAAGAAGAGCTCAACGTTCAGTAATCAAGTAAGCCCAGCTAATCTCGGTTAGCTGGGCTTCTTATTCGGAGAATTATGAGTAAATTACTAATAGCCGATATACACATTAAGCTAGGACAGAAGAATGTACCACGTGAATGGGCGTTAAAACGCTACGATATGTTCTTCGACCAAGTAGCTGAAGTGGAAGATGATGTGGATGAGATTATCATCCCAGGCGACTTGTTCGATAGGATGCCTACTCTAGATGAGTTATCCCTATACTTCAAGTTTATTTCGCAACGTACTAAGCGAACGATTATTAGTACAGGCAATCACGAAGCCACAAAGAAAGGTAGAAGCTTCTTCACGGAACTCAAAGGAGTTACAGAAAGACTTAATCCTAATGTGGAAATAGTGGTTGATTATATTCACGAATCAGAAGAGTACTATGTAGTTCCTTATGAGTTCGTGAAGAATAAAAGCACGTGGGACGACCTAGACCCTAGGTATGTGTTTACCCATGTTCGTGGAGAAATTCCCCCACACGTTAAGCCAGAGATTAATTTGGACTGGCTTGATAAGTTTCCTATAGTATTTGCTGGTGACTTACACTCACACTCTAACACTCAGAGAAACATAGTATATCCTGGTAGTCCTATGACTACTTCCTTTCATAGAAATGAAGTACAGGCTGGATATATTATTATTAATGACGACTGGACTTGGACATGGAAGGCTTTTGATCTTCCACAGCTTATTCGTAAGACAGTCTCAGATCCGTCTGAAATGCTGCCTACAGATTTCCACCATACAATATATGAGTTGGAAGGCAATATTAAGGACCTAAGTAAAATCGAACATAGTGATCTACTAGATAAAAAGCTAGTAAAACGTAGCAGTGATACTGCTCTCGTCTTAGATAAAAAGATGACTATTTCCGAGGAACTAACAGAGTATCTACGGTATATTCAGGAACTACCTGATATTGAAATAGATAACATTATGGAGGTGTTTAATGAGTACGGTGGTACTTCAATCAATCAAATGGGATAAGTGCTTTAGCTTTGGTGAAGATAACTTCATCGACCTTAGCACTGAGCCACTAACACAAATTATCGCCCCTAATGGTTATGGTAAGTCCTCTATCCCACTTATTATGGAGGAAGCCCTCTACAATAAGAACTCTAAAGGAGTAAAGAAAAGTGACATTCCTAATCGTTTACTTGATGGTAGTTATTCTGTTAAACTTCAGTTCTCCGTCGATAATGATATATACTTGGTATCTACTGAACGTAGTTCCGGTATTAAAATCCGTCTCTTCAAAAATGATGAAGATATTAGTAGCCACACTGCCACCAATACCTTCAAACAAATCGAAGAACTAATTGGAATAGACTTTAAGACATTTCAACAGTTGGTATATCAATCGACAAATAGTAGTTTGCAATTTTTGACGGCTACTGACACTAACCGGAAAAAATTTCTAATAGATCTATTTGACCTAAGCGAGTATACGAAGTTGTTTGAGGTTTTTAAAGAAGCCGCTAAACACTTAGGACTGGAAGTCAATACGTTAGAGAGTCGGATTGAAACTATTAACAAGTGGGTTAGCAATAACTCTACGTTAGATTTGGTAAAATACGATTTAGAAGAAATTCCAGAACGGCCTGATTTCGGCACAGAAGTCGGGGATTTGAACTCCAAACTCTCAAATATAAAATCTCACAATACAGCAATTCAAAAGAATAATCTACTGAAGAAGCAGTTGAGTGAAATTGATATTGAGGAGCTACGTAGTGTTGATATTGTAAAAGAATCTTACGACGAATATCAAGGCGAGATTGGTGAATTAAAGTCTGCCAAGACTGCCGCGGATGCAGTCATTAAGAAGCTAAAAGGCCTAGAAGATAAGTGTCCTACTTGTCTACAGGACATTGATAGAAATTTTTATGATGATCTGCTAACAACTAATACTGCTGATTCTGCTACATACGCTGGTCGTATATCAATGCTAGAAACTGCGGTTGAGCAAATTAAAAAGAATAACCGTCTTTTTGATATGACTCAAGCAGAGATCAAAGAATGGGAACAGCTTAATAAAATGGTAGATCACACTATGGGTGATGATCTGCTTAGTGCTTCTGATATTGAAGAAGAACTGAAGATAATTAAGAATACCCTATCTAAAGTTGATGCTGAAATTACTAAGCTGACAGCCGCTAATAATGAGGCTATCAAGCACAACAGTAAGATTGATATTTATCTGGAACAGAACGAGGCGTTTGCGGAACAGCTTAAAGAAGCTAAAGAGCAAGTCTGGGTTCTAAATGATAAGTATAAAAATCTTGAAGTATTAAAGAAAGCCTTCAGCACTAATGGTCTGATTGCCTACAAACTAGAGAACCTCGTTAAGGACTTGGAAGTATTTACAAATGAGTACCTATCAGAACTATCAGACGGACGCTTTACGATTGAGTTCAGCATATCCAGTGATAAGCTTAATGTTGTTGTCACAGATGAAGGCAAAGAGATCAGTATCAGTGCGCCTTCGAGTGGAGAAATGGCTAGGATCAACATTAGTACACTACTTGCCATCCGAAAGCTCATGTCTAGCATCTCAAGGAACACCATCAACGTCCTATTTCTCGACGAGGTCATTAGCGTCCTCGACGATTACGGACGGGAACGTCTCGTTGAGGTATTGTTACAAGAAGAAGGCCTTAATACTTTCCTCGTTAGTCACTCCTGGACACACCCCTTGGTGGATAAATTAACCATCAAGAAGAAAGATAGCATTAGCTGGATTGATCGTGGTTAACCCTCGACAAAAAGGCGCTATAGGAGAAAACAAAGTTAAGGAGTTCCTAGATTCTAGGACTCCTTATACTTTCGAACGCACTCCTGGGTCAGGAAGCGGAAGCATAAAGGGAGACTTATACATTCCGAAATACAGGAATGTATTCTGCATAGAGGTTAAGAACTATGCGGAGTCTCCCTTTAATGATAAAATTTTAACAAACAAAACGAACGACTTTGTACTATGGTGGACTAAGCTACAGAAACAATCTGGAGTAATGAGACCGCTTCTTTTCTTTAGGTACAATCGTTCAAAGATATTCGTCGCTACAGATATAAAGCCAGCTAATGTTGAAAAATATATTGACATTCCGTGGCTAAATTGCTATGTTATGTTATCAGACGAATGGATAGAAAGGGAAACAATTCAATGGCTAATTTTGCCAACAATAGGCGGTCAGAAAATCTGATGATCGTCGACACGATGAACCTCGCTTTCCGATGGAAACACGCGGGACAGAGTCGTTTCTCACACGACTATCTTAGTACAGTATTATCACTTGCCACGTCCTATGACGCTGGCACAATTATTGCTGCTGCTGACTGGGGTGGTTCTTCTTATCGCAAGGGAATCTACCCAGAGTACAAAGCTAATCGTAAAGAACTAGTAGAAAAGCAAACTGCTGAAGAGAAGGAACAGGCCCGCCTATTCTTCGATGAGTATGAACGCACTTTAGAGGTTCTAGATCAGCATAAAGATATTCAAGTGTTTAGATATAAAGGTGTGGAGGCAGATGATATTGCAGCGTATATATGCTCTAGGCTATATGACTATGGCTTTAATCAAGCTTGGCTTATCAGCTCTGATCGTGACTGGGATCTTCTTATTAGTGAGTATGTTTCTCGTTTTTCTTATGTTACTAGAAAAGAGCACACGCTCGATACGTGGGATTATCCAGTAACACCAGACCAATACATTTCATACAAGGTTCTAACTGGAGACGCTGGAGACAATATTCTCGGTGTGCCCGGTATAGGACCAAAACGTGCAGCCGCTCTCATAGAACAATATGGTAGCGCGCTTGACATACACGATCAACTCCCTCTGCCTGGTAAACAAAAGTTTATACAAGCACTAAATGACAGTAAGGATCTAATCCCCCTCAATTATGAACTAATGGATCTTGTTAGCTTCTGTCAAGAAGCTATAGGATACGACAACGTTCAAGATATTGGCCGCAGACTGGCCTTTGGAGAAAAATAAGCATGGTTAGTACCCGCGCACAAATTATTACAAGACGTACATATAATCGCCCACTTAATGAAGAGGGCACAGAATTTGAAACATGGGCACAAACAGTAGCACGAGTTATTGACCATCAAGAATGGCTGTGGACACGAGCCGTAAATGGTCGTGAACTAACTGATATTGAATACGCAGAACTGTACGACCTAGAGCGACTTATGCTAGAGCGTAAGGTATCTATGTCGGGCCGCACACTATGGCTCGGAGGAACTAAGGTTGCTAAGACTCGTGAAGCTAGTCAGTTTAACTGTAGCTTTACAGAAGTAGAAACAGCATACGATGTAGTTGACTGTCTATGGCTACTTCTACAAGGCTGTGGCGTTGGCTTCAAGCCTGTAATCGGTACTCTTAATGGCTTCTCAAAGCCTATTAGAAATATCGAAGTTGTTCGCAGCACCCGCACAGAAAAGGGAGGCAAGGAATACAATGAAGAATTTTGGGACGAAGAATCAAAAATCTGGGTCATCAAAGTTGGTGACAGCGC